AGATCCATCATTACTGAGATTGGGTGGGGTCACGAAACGACTAACTTTCTTATTTTCGGATATCCGAGGATTTACCCCGATTTCTGAAAAATACCAGAAAGATCCACAAAAATTAGTGGAAATAGTAAATCGATTTTTAACTAATCAGACTGAGATCATACAGAAGCACGAGGGTTGTGTGGATAAATACATGGGGGATTGCATTATGGCTTTTTGGAACGCTCCCTTAGATGTAGAGGATCAAGAAAGAAAAGCTACTGAGTGCGCTATCGAAATGAGGGAAGCACTAGGGGAATTAAATGAAGTTTTCAGAGATGAAGGAATACCTGAAATCCATACAGGGTGTGGTATTAACACAGGACTTTGTGTTGTCGGTAACATGGGTAGCAATACTAGGTTTGATTATAGTGTTCTCGGTGATGCTGTTAACCTCGCTGCTCGCTTAGAGAGTAGCTGTAAGACCTATGATACAGATTTAATTATTTCGGAATACAGTCTAGTCGATGGTTACAACTATGATTTCTTAGATGAGGTGGTTGTGAAAGGCAAGTCGGAACCGGTCAAAATATATACCATACAAAAATAGTTCTTGACACCAACCACAAATTTTGATATAATACAACAATATACATAAATTATGTAAAGACTTTAATGGGGAGAGGCAAATGGACGTCGAGGACGTAGCAGCCGACCTTGCGAAACACGAAGCTATATGTGCCGAACGATGGAAAACTGCCTTCAAACGGTTCGATGATTTGGATTCGCAGGTCAATAGAATAGAATCGATAATGATCGGTGTAGCTAGCGCTATGATTTGCGGCGGAGCAGCGATTATATGGACAATGCTGTCCATGCACAGTTAGGAGCAATAATGGAACAAGATTACGAGAAAAAAGATATTAAGGAGTCACCTGAAACAAAGGCCGCTCCTAAAACAGATATGCCAGAAGGCTGGGAATACTTTGTAAGACGCAGTAAGCACTGTGTCAGAGGACCAGATGGTATACTACACAAGTTCTACAGTAAGAACGAGGCGATAGATCATGCAAACGGATAAAGATATAAAAATCCAAATGGAACTTGCGTCTAAATCGACGAATAAAGAGATGTCAGATACTGATGAAGCTCAAGTCGAAGAAACAGTTGAAAAAGTAGAACTCACAAAACGGCAGAGAATTATAGCAGCCAAGAAAATAAACTTGCAACGCAAGCGGAGGCAGAAATTACCACCGTCCCTAAGATGACGGGAGAGGTAAGATTAGCTATATGCAATACATGTCCTTTTTACACTCTATATGTTTGTAAGAAATGCTTGTGTTTCATGCCAATAAAGGTAAGAATACGGACTGCCAGATGCCCTGTGGGTAGATGGTCTTAGTCCAAGGATCAATGGAGATCAGAAATGTACGGAAGTTTAGAATTACACGGAGATGAAGTAGCATGCCCTACTTCTTCAGGAACAGCCACGAGCTTTACTGATAATACCCCTGACGAAACACTCAATCTTAGATTTACTAATTATGGTGATGCTAACGCTACCATACATTACTTAAATTCTGGGGGAGTGCAAATTGGGAGCATTACTCTAATAGCAGGAGCAAGTTTATTGCTTCACAAGAGAAGAACTTATCACAAGTTTTACGCAACTAGTGCTGATGTAAAAGCGGTACCTTGCGCAATCTTGCGTTAAAAAAGGAAGAAGTAAGATTCTTTGGGAGAAAATTATGGATATGGTAAAAAAATGTATGGCGTGGGTTAAAGCCAGAGTAAGTGAAAGAACATCATGGGACGGAGCAGTAATTATTGCTATGTGCTTGATGGTAATTTGTTTTGGCGGACTAGCAAAGGTAGCAGCTTTTGTAGGTTTAGGCTATGGAGCTTGGACTTGCTATAAAGCAGAAGCCTAACAATACAGGAGGTAGCTATGACGCTGCCAGCTGAAAAAAGAAAGTTAGAAGAAAAACTCACTTTACCACCAATGATACTGGCGATTGAGAAGGCAACGGCAGTACTCATCTTGAAACAGAGATGTAAATTAGAGAACCTTCGAAAAGTAAAAGAGTTAACAGCTCTTCCCTCCTACCTAAGAGGAAACAAATTAGAAAGGATACTAGGAGAATAGTATGCCGATTGTAAAAGTTAAAGGGGGTTGGAAAATAAAGAATACTTCCGGAACGTCCAAAAGCAAGAAAGCGGCTAAACGTCGGCTTCGTGCAATTAAGTGGCGACAAGGGAAAAGACGCAATAAGCGTAGGAGAAATCAATGAGATTTAAACTGGAAGGAGCAACAATTGCAGCTCCAACAACTACTGGCACAGCATCAACAGTTTCAGATGCTACCGAAGTATCTGTATTCAATAATAGTACTACAGCATACGCAGTAGCACTACTAACAGCAGCTAGTGGTTCAGTAGTAGGAAACATTACTTTAGGCGGTGGAGAACGAGTAAATATTGTAAAAGATAGAGCTCATGCACTGTATTCAGCGAATGCAGCTGTTATGTTTACACCAATTAACACTAGAGTATCATAAAGAGAATAATGGAATTTAAAAATCTGAAAGCACACCAAAAAGACGGTAGAGAGCTATGGCTTGACGAAAACGTTGTTAGTGCTTCAACATTTTTAGCGGCAATTCATATGAAAGAACGTAAGGGCGGTCTTACGGACAAAGAGGAAGATATGAAAAACCTGGCTTTAGCCTATTTATTCTTATATAATGTAGTAGAGGAACGAAACCTACTCGAAGACGTGGAAAGTTTCTTTACAAAAGAGACAATCCACTAATGCTAGAGATAAGTAGAAAAGACATAGAACCCTCAGACTTAATGAACTTTGGAGAAAATAGATTCATTAAGCTTCCTATAGATGGATATATGGACTTATTAGGAATTGAACCTAATAGCACTCAAATGGCTATTATTAACGCAATAAATAATCCTAAGTACAGGTTTATCTCTGCAGCAGTAGCCCGTAGACAAGGAAAAACATATATTGCCAATGTAATCGGACAATTAGTTTGTTTAGTACCTGGCTCCAATGTGCTACTTATGTCGCCTAACTACTCATTATCACAAATTTCCTTTGATTTACAAAGGAATCTTATCAAACACTTTGATTTAGAAGTTCTCAGAGACAACGCTAAAGACAAAGTAATCGAACTATCAAATCATTCTACGATTCGTATGGGATCAATAAATCAAGTTGACTCCACGGTAGGTCGATCCTATGACTTAATCATTTTTGACGAGGCTGCACTAGTAGACGGTAGAGATGCCTTCAATATAGCACTACGTCCAACACTAGATAAAGAAAACTCAAAAGCACTATTTATTTCTACTCCTCGTGGAAGGAATAACTGGTTTTCAGAGTTTTACTATAGAGGATATAGTGATGAATATGAAGAGTGGGCTTCCGTCAGAGCGACTTATCATGAAAATCCTAGAATTTCTGAAGAAGATATTGCAGAAGCTAAGAAGACTATGTCAGAAGCTGAATTTAATCAGGAATATATGGCAGATTTTAACACCTATGAAGGGCAGGTATGGGCATTTGACTTAGAAAAGTGCCAACAAGACCTTTCAGAGATAGAAACAAACAAAATGGATATCTTTGCAGGAATGGACGTTGGATTTAAAGACCCTACGGCTTTCTGTGTAATAGGGTATCATTGGGAAAAAGAGATTTATTATCTACTAGATGAATATCTCAATTCTGAAAGAACTACAGAAGAACATGCTGAAAAAATTAGAGAAAAGATCAATAAATGGGACATTGATTACATTTATATAGATTCAGCAGCACAGCAAACACGATTCGATTTAGCGCAAAATTACGACATTAGTACTATAAACGCGAAGAAGTCCGTTCTTGATGGGATAGGACAAGTAGCGGGAATAGTGGACAACAACAAACTAATAGTTGATCAAAAATGTAAAGAAACTCTGATCTCCTTAGATCAGTACCAGTGGGATCCGAATCCGAATTTATTGAAAGAGAAACCAAAGCACAACTACGCATCACATATGGCTGATGCATTACGTTATGCGCTGTACTCGTTCGAAACAACTGCCACTACATTCTAGTAACCACCGAGTCAAAAATAGTTCTTGACATTAGTCCCAAATTTTAGTATAATTTAAAGAGTAGTAAAAGTTATGACATTAAAGAGAGATCTTGTAAAGTATGTTCGGGATAAGGCTAAGTCTAAATACAATAAAGGGACGGAATGCTTTATCTGTGGAGCAACAGAGAACTTAGATTTTCATCATTTCAACGGATTAACAGAGTTGTTAGAATCTTGGTTGAAAAAGAAACAAATCCAAGTAACAGAAGAAGAGGACATTTTAAACCTTCGAGAGCAATTTATTGCAGAACACAGAACGGAACTTTATGATGAGGCTGTTACTCTATGTCACGAACATCATTTGAGGTTACACTCCATCTATGGTAAACGACCTAAACTCGTAACAGCAAAGAAACAAATTAGATGGGTGGATATACAGAGAGACAAACATGGCATGGTATGACAGATTTATAGGAAGAACGGCAGTAGTAGATGAGGAGAAGGAAAACCCTTCTCAGTATCTTATCGCCCGTGATGAAGGCTTTGATATTGGGTCTCGAGAGGTTGTAACCAACTATAGAAACGCCTACGAACAACTAGAGGTAGTAAACCGCGCAGTTAACATGATAGTGGACGACGCAGCGGATATACCGTTTGA